TCACCTTCGTTTAGCCCGTTGCAGGCATTCATCAGAATGCCGCCGCGCAGCCTGTAGCCTGCTTTGCCTAGCCCGCACTCTAGCGCGTAGCAGCCAATCCAGTTGACGCCAGGCCCGCAGGCAACGCGGAACGAGTGGCCCGTCCGACTGAGCGACGACACGTTCATCACCACCATCGAGAAGAAGTGCGGGGCGTAGAACCCATCGTCGCCCGACTCAATGTAGAGGTTCTTCAACTCACCTAAATAGACTTGGCCCGTGATGTTGCCAAAGTCGATGCCCTTGCCGGTGCCGGTGTTGACAATGCCAAAGTCACGGAGAAACGGGCGCAGGTACTGCATGTTGGCCGTAGCCAACGCGCTGGTGGCTAGGCCAACAGCGTAAATCTGGGACTCCCAAGCGCCATCGCCAAAGATTGTGATGAACTCTTTGCTGAGAGTCAGCGCGCCGCTGATCTTGTACCGACCGCCGGGGAGGTACAGCGCTCGCCCACCGTACTGAGTAGCGTTCTCGCAGTAGGCAATGGCCGCTTGCAGCGCGGTGGTGTCGTCCGTAGTGCCGTCACCGACAGCGCCAAAGTCTTTGATGCTGACCACATCACGCAGCTTGGCCTGCACCGTGCGGTTTGGCGGGCCAGACGCAGGGGCGTAGCCAACAAGCGATGAGCCTTGGGAACTGGCAAGACTGGCCTCAAACGCGGTCAAAGCGTTCATGGCGTCTTGCGTGGTGATGTTGTCAACAGTCCAAATTTCTACATCGTTGGAGTCGGTCAGCGTGAGCTTGTACGAGGCCGCGCCCAGCCACACCGCCGCTTCGCCCCGGCTATCGAGGATGATTGGGTTGGTGTTGTTCTGGATGCCAGACGATGTGGTGTACGTTGCCAGCGGCGTGGTGGTGCCAGCAGCGTAGGAGTAGAGCTTCCCCCCGGCCAACGGAATGCCGCCTTCGGTGAAGAATTGCAGCTTTGGGGCTGGGGAGAGGATTGTGCTCATGTTATACCTGTTGTACGGTCAGAATCATCGACGGCGCTTGCGGATGCGATGCGGATGCCGGATAGGTCAAGATTTGAGTCGTACCGTTGTCGGTAATCCAATACAACTCAAAATAATCGTTGGCGGCAGCTTGCAGAATGTAGTTCCAACCAATGACCGTATGCCCATTGATTGCGCCGTGTTTTTCTGGAGTACCAACAATACCAGCAGAGTCGGCTATATTAACGCCATTCTGCCGAATCCATATAGTTACATCGTCAATTGAAGCAGTAGGGTTTGATATCTGCGCGCTAAATTGTAAGTTGTAAATGCCTGCGCGAGTTACAACAATTCTAGACGTTGGCGTCCCAATAGCTATGTTATACGATAAATCTGTCGAGTTGAACGTAATCGCTGTGGCAGTAAGGGCTACGCCAGATTGGGTCGTGGTATCGTAAAACGAACCGTAGGCTTTGTCTGATGCGATGGTAACCGAAGCAGCGCCATTGGTGATTGCAATCCCGCTGCCTGCGGTCAACGTTGCTTTGCCCAGCGTGTTGCCGGCGGTGTTGCCAATCAGCAGTTGACCGTTGGTGTAGTTGCTCTGCCCTGTGCCGCCGCTTGCGACGTTGAGCAGGCCCGACAAGATGACATTGCCAGTGGCCGGCGTGGCTGGGGTCAGGCCAGTAGTGCCGCCAGACCAGGACGACACGCCCGCGTTGGCAAGCGTGATGCTGCCAGCGCCGTTGGTGATGCTGATGCCAGCACCTGGTGTCAGTGTGTTGAGTGTGTACCCAACAGCGTTGCCAATGAGCAACTGGCCGTTCGTGGGAGTGGCCGACAGACCCGTGCCGCCGTTGACTGGCTGAAGGGTGTTCTGGTTTTCGCCGACAACCGCGTACAGCCCATTGAAGAACCGAAACCACTCCGTCGACACCAAGCCTGTGTTGCTGTCAACAAGGGGCACACGCGGCGCCGGGACTTGGGTGAGATTAAGCATTGGTCGGGGTGATGAACAGTTCAGCGCCCATGATGGCGATCTTTACCGGGTCAGTGCCTGAGACCTCGTAGACCCGGTCGCGGAGCTTCTCGGTCATGCCCAGCCGCCGCCAGATAGTGCGGTAGCCGTACTGACCGATAGCGCCCATCGAGCGCCAGTGCTCGTTCGACCAGGTGTGGCCACCATCGTCTGACCAGCGCAGCATGGCTTGTGGGTTGACGCCTTGCACCGTAGCTACAGACACGAGGATGTCCTCGCCCGACTCGGTCAGCAAGTCGTCAGACGTAGTGATCGGCGTGACAGCCAGAAGCCCAACGCCGGTCTCGGTGGCTATGTCATCGTCCAACTCTGTGGCCAGAAACGGGAACCCTTCAGCCAGCAGATTCTTCAGCGGCGCAAAAGGATCGATCCCGTTCAGCCCGACGCCAGACTCGGCGTCGAGTTGCAGCGAGTGGTGGGCCGTGCGTTTCAGGTTGTTCTGGCCGGTTGGCAGCGCCCGCCATGACCGCAACCACCGCTGAATCTGACCGTTGTCGGCGTAGACATCCAGATCAAAGGCGTAGATGTTGCCGTTCTCAAAGTCGCCGACGATGATCGTGCCACCGAAGTTGCACTGGCAGTTTGACCTGTGCCGGTACTGGCCCTCGTTGCCGCTGGCGCGTTCGTGCCAGGCTTGCACCGACACATCGTAGACCCAGGTCTTGCTGGCTGACGGGAAGTTCAAGACATAGAAGGCGTGGCCCTCTTGCTGGTAGGTGTAGGCTACTGCGTCGGAGATGTTGCCGTACTGAGCAATGGCGTACTCGATGGCGTGGGTCGAGACCCTGACGCCGCTGTAGCCGTTGTTCTTGTAGACAATGCCCTGCCCGCGAGCATCAGTGCCCAGCCAGAACAGCGCGTTGTCGAGCTTGGCGACCGAGTAGGGGGCCGCACAACCAATCTCGTTGAACGCGCCCTGGACAGGCGTCAACGGGAAGTTTGCCAAGCCGGCGTTGTACCAGACCTCGACCGAGTCAGTACCAAACACCCACATCTGCCGGTGGTCTACGTTGATCGCCACCACACCGTCAGGCGAGCCATCGGCGCTGGAGAAGTCAGTTGAACTAAAAACCAGCGGGTAGATGTATTGCGGGGGGTTTGGCGGGTTAAAAAGTATGGTATCAACGCTGCTATTCGGCTCGTTGAAGACAAACAGATTGTCGATGTACGCAACAGTGACAGCTCCGGGGAAGTTTTCATCCGTGATCTGGTTGAACTCGCCCGTTGGCTCAAAGTAGGTGTAGCTCGGGCCGTTGCAGGCGAAAAATATGGTGGCGCCGTTGTCCGCGATGGACACTGGGCCAGTGCCCGACACGGTGCCCAGCAACTGAGGAGTTGCGCTGGTGCTGGTGAGCTTGAAAACTTGGATGCCCGAGACGACGTAGAAGTCCGACCCGTTGGTCTGGTGCGCCCACAAGCCCCGGATAGGTCCAGTGCCGACCGTCTGGAGGAACTGCAATCCTGGGGCGCGGTTCAGGAACCCGGCTTCCTTGCCGCCATCGGGGATGGCTTCGGGGAACAGGTTGACGAGCCTGTTGTCCGCAGCGTTGATGCTGCGGGCAACGTATGACTGCCCTAGAATGGGGGTTTTCACTTAGTAATTGCCAGCGAAAATATTGTAGCGTTGCCGAGTACCCACGATGCTGTACGGCAGCGACATGATGTCATCCGGGTTGTTGATGCGCTTCAGGTTGCGCTTGGATGTCATGGCGATCCGCGAGACTTGCGGCGACGGCTCGACACCAAACTCAGCAGCGATCTCACAGGCCAGGCAGTACCGGAACGCCCGCAGGTAGCCTGGCGGGAAGGACAACACCGTCGCCAGCGTGGCCGGTTGGGTCAACTCAGATACTGAGACGAAGTGCCACTCCAGCACTTTGGTCGGCACCGGGTAGATGTACATCTCGATGTCGGGGTAGGTCATGTTGACCCAGATCACCTGTGGGTAGGTGCTGGTCACGGTCTTTACCGCAATACCGTTGTACTGCTGCTGGTTGAGAATCTTGATGCCAAACGAGATGTTGTTCGCGGGATCGCGAAAGTACGTCGAATCGTCTAGCAGTACTGGCCGGTTGCCGACAAAGTCGCCGGTCGGGCCAAGCGTGCGGCTGATAGCGCCGGGGGGCCACATGAACACCTGATCTTGGGTGCTGAACACCGCCAGACGCTCGATGCTCCATGAATCGATCATCTGATTCATGGCTGTGAGCGCGTCCTGGGACGTAGCAGCGGAAGGCGTCTCACCCTCGGCAAGTTGGCCGATCAGGCGCAGCGCCCCGTTGATCTGGTCCCCGGCAGTGGTGGTCATTCAGACTCCTTGCGTCGGCGCCTCAGTTCATTCACTGGTGCCTGCTCGCCCGGAGTATACCTTACCCAGCCGTTCTTTTCGTCTTGCTCGGCCTCAAGTTCTGCCATAGCAACCTTGGTGCCGTGTACAGGGTGCTTCAGATAGATTACCACAGATCGCCCCTAGAATTTGGCCCTCCTGCGCCTTGTGAGCACAGGAGGGGAGTGCCTTGATTAGAGGCGGTACAACGCCCAAGTAGCATCGCCCGTTTTGCGAGCGCGGAAGCTAATTGAGGTGCCTGCGGTAGCAGCCACAGTCATAAGGCCTTGCGACCCAGAAGTGCCAATCGTCCAACCCGTACCGGCGGTCATCGTGATGACGCCGGAGCTTGAGCCATCAACGTTGATCACGGTGAAGTCAAAAGACGAGTTGTTGGGCATGCTTGGGAACGCAGCGTCCGTCAGAGCAGCAGTCGGCAGCGTGTACGCTGCTGCGCTGGTGCCTGGCGAGCCAAGAAGAATCCTAGTCGCCAACTGAGCCGCAGTCAACGTAGCGTTGCCGGCAGCAATTGAAGTTGGCGTGGGTTGCGCAACAAACAGAATTTCGCCAGTGTTGCCGTCACCGAGTTGGTAACCGCCAGAACCATTAGGGAGAGCCATGATAATTTCCTTTAGATGTTGCCGTCAGTGATCGTTCTATCAGGCCGCGTCACCAGGATCAGATAGACCTGGGCTGCGGTCGGAGTGATAGCACCCGCCGTGTTGTTGCTGAACGTAATCGCGAGGGTGTTCGCCGCAGAGACCCTGCAACCCACAATGCCCAACCCCGCTTGCGCGGTAGGCTTGTTGCAGGTCACAAAATCTCCAGCGAGAAGACCGTTAACCGTGAACGTCTGTTCTGCTGTGGTGTTGATTGCCACAGAAGCAGGCGACAAGGTTACGCTAATGACGGACTGTTTGACCAGATTGCCAAGAACGTAACTCATGTTCAACCCCAGAGGCGCACGGCCATTTGCGGACGGATGACGCTGTACCCGTACAGAACGTCGATACGACAAGGCATACGGTCATTGTTGATGTCGTACTGACGAACAATACGCATCGAGATGCCGTTATGGACCTGGCGCGAAGCCATGTCCACGCCCTGCGGCAGCAAGAGGTCAGCCGTTGCGAATGTGATCGCATTCTTCTGATAAATCAGATTCTGCGGGTAGCCCGTGGAGGCTGCGCCGACAAAAGTGACTACCGCGTTATCCGCTGGGAACGCATCAATCGTTGCCAGAGCGTTGCTGGATGTGTACATCGCGGGGGAAACCGCGATGCTAGTCCAAGCGCCGGACGATGCCGTGTTGGCCGCCGTCACAACAAATTGCTGCAAACTGCCGGTGGATTGACGGGTTTGCGGGTTGACCGAGTACACGCCAGCAACAGTAAACACATCGCCGACAGTGACCGTAGCCGACCCGGTGCCGCCGTCAATGCTGATGGTGGCTTGACCTTGGGTGCTGATAGCGCCGTTCACCAGGATAGTGTCCGACGTAGAACGTGACCCAGTGGTGTGGTTCCCAATCGACTGCGACATGTTGACTTCGTCGTAGCCCAGAACGCCAGTGCCCATCATGCCTGCTGTGAACTGCCGGCTGATAGTAGACGTTGGGTTGAAGAAGCCCTTCATGCCCTCGACCAAGTTCGCATTGGCGGCGGGGTTCACCGTCGCGTAGCGATCGTTCATCGGAGCAGCGTACTCGTTCAGCTTCTGGTTGCCTTGCAGCAGAACCAGCGAGGTGGACGGCGTGGTGCCAGGCGTACCAACAGTCGAGAAGATCGACTTGTAGGAGTTGGCGACATCGGCATCGATGCTGGAGGCCAACTGCGAGATACGAGGTTTGAGAACCCGTTCCGCAAAGTCGTCCAACTGCATGGTCAGTTCAGCAGAGGTGAAGTTGACACCAATGTGCTTCTGGCTTGCGACCGTCAGCGTGGTGTACTGCTCGTTGTCGTCCTGAACTTGCAGGGCGGCACCATCGGTCACCAGAGCGCGGTCGGGCAGACGAATGCGCAGGGTGGAGCCGATCTTTGCACCTTCAACGGCGAACGAGTCGTCGTATTGGCGGTTGACGTTGCGGGTGAGCACCAGGTTGTTCTCGAGAATTTCGAGAGCCTTCCTGGTGATCATGTCAATGGTAAGAATGCTGTTAGCCACTTTGAATCCTTAAAAAATTAGCGGAGGCGAGCTTCCATCTTCTTCACCTGTCGAGCGCGGTCGGCTGCGATCCATTCTGAAGTGCTCATCGACTTGATGGAGCGGGGATCAGTTGTATCGTAGGTCGATGCGCCCTTGCTGCTGGCCGTGACAGGCGTAAAAGGCGGGGGAGCACTAGAAGTCTTTTTGACCATCGGTTCCGAGGCCAGTTTGGCCTCGATACGTCCGATCTCTTTGGCTTGCACATAAGGCGCCAAGCGGGAAATACGATCTGCTTCTTTCGGGTTGGCACCGAGGTAGTAGGCTACATCAGGACCAATATCCGACGATTGGATCGTCTGTGCCATCACGGTCGTGATCTTGAGGCTTGGATTGTACGCGACCTGTTCAAAGTCATCGTACTTGTTCCGTGCCTCTTCTTCCCTGTCGTGATAAGCACCGAGAACTTCTGTCTGCTGGCGCTGCACATCCCGTTCGTAGAGTAGCTGCTCGGCCTTCTTCATCGCCAACGCATCGGCGTAGGATTCAGTCGAGTCAAACTGCTCTGGTCTGGGATCAGCAGCGACGACAGGGGCAGCAACTACCCGCTCTCGTTCCCACTTTCGTTGCTCGCGTGCGAGCCTCTTTCCTATCGCGGCATCCAACTCTTCTTGAGTGAACGCCTTTACCGGCTGTGCTTCTACGGGTTCAGGTGCCGCCGTGGCTTCCTGTTCCGGCGCGGGTACTTCCGCTAGTACTTCTTCAGACATTGTGTGAATCCTTCGATTCCCTGGTGAGCCGCACCAGTACGGTTATCTTGCGTTTGCGTACTTCAGCGGATTCTCGGCGAAGGCTGCGTAGATATATGTGCCACCGGAGGTGTTGTACTCTGTAGCAGAGCGGCTCTTAAACCCATTGCTTAATATGTCCATAGTTGTAAAAACATTATCTGCTACTGGTAGATTGGCGTACAACTGCAAATCAACTACATTGAATGCGTTTCTAGAGGTATCAAAAATACCCCAACTCAGTGTTGCATCCGTACGTTTAATCATTATCCACCGTGGCCTAAACCCAGTGTATATAAACGGACCATCCGCACTACCATTGCCCGTGTAACTACCAAATGCGCTGTAACCTGCTACCGGTGCCCAACAGTATGCGACCGCTGTCTGCGCGCCGGTAGTTGCCCATGCAGACCCCATATTTACAACAGATACCGTTGGCGTTGCTGTAAAAACAGTAGAGTCGTTTGCTTGAGCGGCAGTTGAATCTAACAAAACGTAATATGTTCCACCACTTAATGATGTGTGCCAAACACCCCAGCTAGATGCATTGCTGCGTCTTTTAACTATCACCATTGACGGAACAACACCAAGCCCATGACCAAAAGTAAATGCGCCAGATGCAGGGGTTGTAAATGTGGATACAGAGAACCCAGCAGTGGTGTTTGCACGCACCTGAGATGAAATAGTCCCTGTGCCGTTGGTTACCGTTGTACCGCCGGCTTTCCATTGCCAACCGACGTAGGTTTGCCCACTACCGTTAGTTGCTTTATACGTCGGGTCAGTACCCGAAGAGGCAGTAAACCCAGCAGCACTTAATGCGCTGACACCGCCATATAGCGTGTAATCATTACCACCAGAGTTTTGCGCTGAAGTTAAATCAGAAGCTAATTGGTTAGGTGCGCCACGAACCGAATCAACCAACGCATGGGATACAGCGTTAGAACGGTTCTTAACCCACACTAGATCAGGCTGAAACGACACCGTATTGACTGTATTACTAATTGTCTGTGTTGACCCATTCCCCGTATACGTCGTAGCAGCCATCGCCACTCGTCCATCAGGTACTGCAAATGTAGTTGCCATGATTAGATGTTGAAAGTGTTGAGTGGGAGGAAACCGGTGGGGGCGGTGTAGGTGAAGGGTTGCTGGCCGAAGTTGAGTTTCCAGCCGCTAGATGCTCCGTATACGTCAGCAACGGGGATGAAAGTTCCCGATAGACCGCTGGCACTGGGGGACGTTCCCAATGATGGACTGCCACTTTTCCAAACGTTATTCAACGCATACCAAATTTCTCCGGTATCCAAGTTAAGAGCTATAGCTACAACATCCCCAGTTGCGGGTGTCGCAGGAAAATTTCCACCAGAAACACCATTGTTGTAAACAAACGCTGACGGTGTGCCGTTATAGCCAATCACATAAGCCCCCGCCACCGCCCAATTAGCGGTGGTGGTTACAGAAGTAAGCGCAAAACCAAAGTCATTGCCAGTGCTTGCCGCAACTTTTATAGTTCCTTCTACATACCACTTACCGCTTGATACGGCAATGGAACCCCTGAGCGCATTCCATGCTGTTGTTGTTGCGCTAAAGGACAAATTCCCGTCAACTAGACTGAATGTATTTCCTGCTATTACATCCAACGGATTCAACACAGCATAGTTTGCTACCGTAGCCGAGGTCAGTGTCGGCACA